TACTCTTGGTCCATCTCGTGACCGTAGTGGGGCTTGCATTGCCTAATCTTTTAGACAATTCTCGTTTTGAAATATTAGTTAAATTACACCATTTTTCTAAGTACATGATTTACATATTAAAATATGACCAAATAAATCATATATTAAACATAACTTAAACTTGACTTAAAAGGTCACAATCATATAATTAACCAAAAAGGAAATAGATATTTTATATGAACGCAGAATCGATTATACTTCAAAGAGGACCTACGGATTTTCTTATGAAGAAAGTTTTACAGCAACGGGACATTCCCGTAACAGATATGTACAATCGTTACACCAAAGGTGTAAACAAATTATACACTCGTGAACACTTATCCCGTATCTTAAACGGCAAACGATCTATACCTATTGAACTAGCAAAAAAGATAGCTACCGAATATAGTTTTAACTGGACTGAGTTTTATCAAATACCAGGTGAAAATGTTAAATTTGTTGATGCTGGTCCTTGTAAAACTCACGAACTAAAAATTATATTTAAACAGCAACCACTTAGTTTTTATTGCCCTAAAGAGTATGTAGACAGCCATTGGGCTGTATATTCTGAAGCTGGTACTAACCCTAAGTATTTTGCAGATTCAGTGCGTTGTATTCATTTGTTTCAAAAAGTTGCCACTCAAGTTAGTAGTGAAAACATTGTTGATGCTTTGCACAGCCCTATTATGCTAAAAACGAAAGCCAAAGATTTTTATGTTGGTTTTTTAACTGGCTACAGTACACCAGTTGATAAACATGAGCCGCATTTGTGGCTTGGATTTTTTGGCAATCCAGCACACTACATGACAATTCCATTAAGCAAAATAAAAGAAATTCATTACATGGATGTTGTACTAGCTCGACCAAAATTCCTAGATTAGATTTTTTTTACACCTAAATATTACTCTTAATTTTAAATAGTGATGTTTAAAAAAGTCACAAAATCCGTAAAATATAATAATAATCATTATCAATATCACATCAAATTTAAATCTTTTTTAATGTTTTTATAAGTCACATTTAACTTTATTATTGACAAAATGTGACCAAATCATTTAATTTTGTTTTATGGCAAAAATAGATAATTTAGATGATGTTTTAAATATACTTCCCCAGCAATTTATTGAGTTTGATTTAGATCATTACTCACCAACTCAGCTAAACCAACCACTAGCTGTTTGGGCTTACAAATACATTGCATGCAACCAAGAACAAAGACGTAAATTTAAAACCAATATCAATATGTTTTTTGGCACTACCATTGGGGCCATTACCCAGATGATGTTTTGTGATGAGATATGGACCTACAGTAGCAACAAAAAAGAAAACAATAAAAAACTTTCTATGGATGAAGCCATAGAATTATTAAATCAAGAAATGAATAATTACAAACCTTGGGATGAAAAGGACCAAGAAAAGTATGCTGCCATAAAACATTTGGCCGTTGATTATTTAAGAACTTCATACGATGGCTGGAAAAGTTTAGCTTTTCAATCACCAGCTATAGCAGAACGCAATGTCACCATGCCATTAACTCATGTTGATTTGCTAGGCCGTATTGATGGTGAAGATGAACTAAAACTTTTAGAGCAAAAATGCAAACTACCAAGATTAGGTAGACCAAAAAAAGATGGCACCAGGACTGTTAGCACTACCAAGTTGCCCGACACACCACAAATAGATCATGCCAGGCAAACTGCTTTTTATCATTTTGCAAGTGGTGGTAAACGACCATTTTTATTGTATTGCAATGAGAAAGAACACAAAATTTTTGATAGCAGTAATTGTGATTTATTAACGGCAGATGCCATGCAAGAGCATTTAGAATATTACAAACGTCAATCACGACTACGGGACCGACATATTTTAAACAGTCAAGGCTCAGTTAAAACATTATTAAGCAATATGGATCCTGATTGGGAGCATGCTTTTTATTGGGATTTAGGTGATGAACAAAAAGCTAAAGCTCAAGCAATTTACCAAGAGGCTCATGAATTATCTTAATCAATTAACAACAAAAGGAACATTATGATTTCAGCAGATTCAATTTTAAGTAAAGCTATGAAAGAAATAAAAGACAATGAAGCTGCATTGTCTATGGATTTTAAAGGCAAAAACTATTTAACCGTAGCAGCCAGAGTAGGAGTTGCACGCAAACATTTTGGCACTAGGCTAACTATAAAAACCTACATTATAGATCGTACTGCTAATAGTGTGTGTATGACATGTACAGTTTTAATAGATGGAATAGAAGTAGCAACTGGTTATGCCGAAGAAATACGATCACAAGGCTATATCAATAAAACGTCAGCATTAGAAAACTGTGAAACTTCAGCTATAGGTCGTGCTTTAGGTTTTCTTGGCTTAAATAACGACACCATTGCCACAGCCGATGAAATTGTAAATGCCGAAGCAACTGTAAAGCATTTAAAAATAGTTGGTGTTAAGCACACTGGAGAATTAGAAACACCAGTTCAATCAGATGATGAAATGTATAAGACTTTAATCACTGCATTAAAGACAGCTAGTCACGCACCAGGCATGAAAAAAATTGTTAGCCAATCTAAGTACAAAGAATGGTTAAAGAGAATCAAAGGTGACAACGATGTCATGTTTAAAAAATTCAGCAATGAATATCAAGAAACTCAAAAACAACTAGAGAAAGGTAAATCTACAAATGAGTAATTACGAAAAAATAGGGTTCGGCACTTTGTTCCCTGAAACTGAGAAAAAAAATGCTAAAGGTCCTGATTTTAATGGTCCAATTACAGTAATAATAAACGGTAAGGAAGTTGCTGCAAGAATAGCAGCTTGGAAAAAAGATGGTAATCTTTCTTTTCAAATTACGCAAAAGAATGAAGAAGTTGCAGCAGCACCAATACCAGCTGATGACAATTCTTTAGACGATAATATCCCGTTTTAATTTTTATGGGGCTAGGGGTTGTCTTTCATACTGATTTCCTTCTAGTTAAATCCTTGGCCCCACCCAGGAGTTTTATGAATTATTTTTCACCATTTGGCTTACTAATTATAGCCACAATATTATTAAGCATAGTTGTCGTGAGTCTTGTATGAACGATTTAATAAACAAACCCAACCATTATACTGAAAACAAAGAGCTTGAAACTATAGAGATTATACAAAATGAACTCAGCCATGATGAATACATTGGCTATCTTCGAGGTTCGATTATGAAGTATTTATCTAGGGCTGGCAAAAAAGGAAACATCTTACCTTGCCTATACAAAGCTCGTTGGTTTTTAAATAAATTAATAGGATTATTCGAATGACCCCAGCACAAAAATCAGTTTTAGATTTTATTCGTAGTTATATTAAGAAGCATGAATACAGCCCAATCTTACAAGAGATAGCTGATTTTCGTGGTGTCAGTGTCCATGCTGTTTATCAAAATGTAAATCAATTAATAGAACGAGGTTTTTTAACTAAACAATCAGGTCGCAACCGATCAATAAGGATAGTAAAATGAATAACAGTAGCCCCGAACAATTTGAAATAAAAGCTAACAGACGACCAGGCAAACGTAAACCGTTCTATCACGACAATCAAAAAACTTATGTAGAAGTAGAAGTTGATCCTGATACTGGTGATGTACGAGTTATAAATTTTTGGCCCACAACTAAAGAAGGCACCACATTATATTCAATGTTAATTGAAGTTGGATATGACTTGACTGCACAATTAAGCTCATGGCCTGATCCAATGGATGCGTTAGCAATATTGAAAACAAGATGCTTGCGGAGAGCCGATGGTTCACCAGTCACATTACGAGGTAAAGTAATTGATGCGTTGTATAGTGATCCATACCTAGATCAGTGAGAAGTAAATGTACTTTGGAATGTGACTTATGTTCCAAAAAATTTAATCCATTTTATAGCAATAAGAAATTTACTTGGGAATATGATTTTCGTGGAATTGAAAGAATTTTCTGTCAAAAATGTTCAAATGCAGAAAAAAAAAGGCTGTCAGGTGTACGAGGATTGACAAAACAAAAGGCTTTGGTACGTCAGGACCCCCCTAAAAACACTAGTTTTGTAAAAATTGATCGATCTTATCGAGCTGCTTAAATTTGTGTTCTTCGTCATTAAATGCTTTAGCATATACCTTGGCAGTAAAGGCCCAATCTTCATGGCCAATCATTTCTTGTAATTCAATTAAACTAATTATTTTTTTACTGTGCCACTCAAATAGTAAACTAGCATAATAATGTCTAAGTGAATGGATGCCACCTTTAAATGTTAAACCTAAATTATCTTTAATTTTATTAAAATAACGTAAAACTGTGCCATGTGGGATAAATGATCCATCTCTACCAAAAACAAATTTATCATCAGACTTAGAATCTTTTTTCCATTGCTTTAAAGCTTCTAATAATTGCCCTGGTATTGGTATTAGTCTTTGACCAGCATCTGTTTTTGTTTGATCTACTAAAGTAGCTACTTTAGATATTCTGACAATGGCATGATCGATTGTGATTTGTCTACTATTCCATCCAATTCTTGACCACATTAAACCAGCTGCTTCTTGCCATCTCATGCCAGTTAATGAAATTGCTAAAAACATTATGCCATACACTCCAGTTGCTGCATCTATAATTTGTTGCATGTCTTTTTTCTGTGGAATTTCTACTGGCTTTATTTCTCTTTTACCTTTTTTCCATGCTTTTAATCCTCTTAATTTATTATTATCTATAATATTAGGAACTTTTTTCATCACGACTTTACCATTATTTTGTTTTTGAGGCATTAATGGTGGATTTACACAAGCATCTAACACTTGTTTTAAAGTTGCTATAAGACGGCCAATTTTATCATTACTGTAAGTTCCTTTACTTAATAATTCTTTAATAAAAACTTGTAATACTTTTTCATCAATATCTAGAACAGCCATATTAATTAATGAAGTTTTAGCAATATGGATATCACAATTAGTTTCACCCATACTTCTTTCATCAGCACTTAAAGATCGTGGATAACTTGTAGCTTCTTGGTTTTTTCTTGCTTGTTTATACAACTCAATACCGTATGCTAACTTAGTACGATCATAAAACATATCTGGACCAGCTTGATTTATCTCTGCTGCATAAGTGTAAGCTGCATCTTCTGCTGCTTGCTTTGGTTGTGCCATAAAAACATAAGGTGGTGAAGTTGGATTAAATTTTTTAATACGCACTCCATCTTGTGTTTCTGTTAAAACTCTAAATGCTTTCTTATTATGTTTTGGTAAAGTGTATGGTTGTACAACAGCTCTTTTTCTTTGCTCAGATGTCATTTGTTATCTTTCTATGTGTGTTATTAAAAGTCACTACGGAGTCATAATAGCACATGACCTTTATGGATCAACATAAAAAGTTGGGGTTGTGTTTTTATTTATAGTTATATTTTTTGTTGGAAAACTGGCATTTTTATAATCTTATGAAAGTGGTATAAAATGCAAAAAGGTAGGTAAACTGTGATTTTAGTGGTACTAAAAAAGGATTTTTGCGGGTTCGAGTCCCGTCACTCCCGCCATTTTTTCCTAGTTTTTAGCCAATAAAATTGTTGTATGCAATATTGAGGTTATGATTGTTAATTATAGATGAACTTTATGGTCATTCTCCACTACGGGTATATGTAGTAAAACACGATGATTCGGCCCTGGAATCATGGCATAAGTATCTTTTGTAGATGCCATCATATTCTTCTATGACCCAGCCTTTATCGTTTCTCCAAATTTCTCTTGAACATTCGGAGCATTTGCCAAGCAAAGCATCTTTGATTTTACGCATACGACTAGTTATCTAAGATTGTATCACAGTGTTTAGCACCTGTTTGATCGATGCTCATACGGCATTGTTCTAATGTGCAAGTATATTGCACCTGATTACCTGAGTTTCTTTCTGCTAATCTTTTTGCAGCCAAGCAACTACTGATGTTGTCTTGGTGATACCAGCCTTCTATGTTTTTATTACCACCATCATAGATATATAAACTAAGTATAATAACTGTTTCAATGAGTCCCATTTTTTCTGTCCTCTATATCTATAATACGATCTTCGTGAAACTGGATAGTCATTTCATTCTTCTCAATATTAGGTACGTTATCTTCAATAATTTCTTTTAGTTTTTCTACATCTCCAGCTAAGAACTCTGTCAACATATAAAGCTCCTGGATCTGTGGAGAAACCATTTCACCTTTAGGCACACCAGCAATAAATTCATTTGCAGCTTCTATGTCTTTTTCAATAAGTTGTAGTTGTGTTTCAATAGAGTTAAGTCTTTCTATAACACCAAAGCCAAACCAAGCAGCCATGACTGCACCACCTATAATAGCTATAAGATTTTTAGCTGGTAAACTAACTGAAGTGTCCTCTGTTAGTTTCATTATACTTCTTCTAAATATTTAGTTTCACAAAAAAACTCAAACGATTTAAGTTCTAATCCATCACTGGTTCTAAATTTTTCTAACATGCTGTCGATCAGTTCAACTTTGTTATCCTCAATGTAAGCATGGCATGTCTGGTCATCATCAAATGTAATCAGATTATATTCTGTAAGCATACTGACTGGTACGTTGTAGGTTAACAATACTGTAATAATCCACACCATTACTTAATCCATTTATCTATTAGTTTTTTGCCCACATAGATAGACATAATCAAAGCAAGTATTAATACAAAGTCTAATGTGTTTGATCCTGTATCAACTTCTACTTTACCGTTATCAAAAGCAATTCTTTCATTGTCTTGTATCTCTATTGTTTCATTCATTACTTCTTACCTTTAAATATGTCTGCTCCCTTTAATCCATAGATAGATGCAACAACACCTATAAATAAAGATTGATACCAAAAGGGTAGGTTAGAAAACTTATCAAAGAATAAATCTAGTTTCTCTTGTATATTAGGATCATCACTAAACACACTCCATAACAATAACATCACTGGTGCTGACACAAGCAGTAAAACAAATTCATCTTTATAACCTTGGTCATTTGATTGTCGTACTGATGCCTGATACTCCACTTCACCTGATGCCATCTTCTGTGCATGTAATAACTCTGCATCGGACATTAGTATCTTAGCTTTTTGTTTGTTAGCAAAGATAGCAGCTCCAGTTTTTAAAACGGTTGGCAATAATGATAACCACATATTAATATTTCCAGACTATCTTGTTAGTG